GAGAAAAGATAAGTGGATACTATTTGATTACAGATACTGAAGATGAAACTTATGGATGTGCAATATATCATAGTATCTGGAAAAATACTTATGGAGATCTAGTTGATATAACTCCATTTGAGGATGGCAGAGAATATAATATGTTTTCCGTTATGAATACTACAGAATATTACTCTGGGGTTGCATATGATGGAAAAGGATATAAATTATTAGAACCAGGACTTAACATAATATAATGTTACCAAAGATACTTTCTCAGGATTCCAACTATGATGAATGGTGTGAACAGGAAATCCTGAACGCATATCAAGAAGCTGCAGAGTGTGATGAGTTTCTTTTTGGAGATTATAACTACACCAAAGAATGGTTGGGCAATTGTAACGACGATGTGAAATGAGGGTCTTCGGACCCTCTTTTTTATAAATAAAATTAGAAAAGAAATAAAAGAAAAAAATGTCTGAACTTTCAACCAATGAAGCACGAAAATTGATGGAAGTATATAAATCAATGTGTGCTCCTCAACAAGAAAATCTTTCAGAAGAAGTGGAGCAGATTGATGAAAAAATGGATGTATTTTCCGCTATTAAAAATACTCCATCTCCAATTTTTACAGGACAAAAACCAGCACAGCAACCAAGAAGGGGAATGGGAGGTGCTTTTGATAAACTAGTATCTAATACCAAAACTACACAAGCAGCGGCAACTAAGTTTTTTACAAAAGGATTAAAACCTGCTGCTGCGAAACCAGCACCTGCAAAACCCGTTGCTGCTGCAAGACCTGCTGCTCCCGCAAAACCCGTTGCTGCTGCAAGACCTGCTGCTCCCGCAAAACCAGCGACCGCAGCAGCAAAACCAGTAGCTGCTCCAAAACCTGCTATAGGGTCTTTAGGTGGAGTTAAGTTTGAAAGAAGAACTCCAACTTCTGCCGAACTCAAAGCAGCTCAAGCAGCAAGAGAGGCAGCAAAACAAGCAGGAAAATCAAAATCAGAACAAGAATTATCAGCACTTAAATCTGCTGTAGAAGTATCAAAAGTCAAAAAAGAAGAGTATGATGCCTACGACCTCGTTCTTGAGTACCTCCTCTCACAGGGGCATGTAGAGACCGTAGAAGAGGCACTTTATGTGATGATGGAGATGGATGCAGAAGTCATTCAGGGTATCGTTTCTGAGCAATCTAATACTCTTATTACGCCTGAGCAAAGAAGAGCGGACGAACTAAAGTATGGTATGAAGAGAACTACTCCAGTACCTCCTTCTAAACCTGGTGGAACGAAACAAAAACCAGGTTCTAGAATGCCTTTATGATAAGATTCTAACATAACTTAAAGCACCTCTTGACAGGGGTGCTTTTTTATTGCTAGAATCGCTTTGCTAGGGTTGAAGATAAATAATAGCTCATAAGATACTTTAATATGAGTTATGAAAATCCCTGGAGATTCAATGGGGAAATTTTTGAGTCTTCTGATATTCAAGATTATTTTGGTTTTGTATATCATATTCATTGCGGTAAAACTGGTCGTAGTTATATTGGTAGAAAGTATTTCTGGTCTTTCCGCACACCAAGAGGAAAATCTAGAAAAGTTAAGTCAGAGTCCGATTGGAAAGCATATTACGGCTCCTGTCCTGAACTCAAATCCGATATTAACATTTGGGGAAAAGCATCCTGCGACAGAAGAATACTTAGCCTCCATAAAACCAAAGGACAGTGTAATTACGAAGAAACAAAACAGCTCTTCCTAAATAATGTGTTGATTGAGTCTCTTGACGATGGGAGTCCAGCGTATTACAATAGTAATATTCTAGGACGCTACATGCGAAAAGATTATGGAAACTTTGGAAAAGACTCTGAGACAATCACATGATTGGGCAGTTGATCGCATACATTTCCTATGTGAAGAAAAAAATATTGAAGATGCCCATGCGATTCAATCTGAGTTTAGTGAATGGTTGAATCCAGATATTCCAGAGCATGATGTTTTTTCATTAGAATTCATAGGAGAAGAAAATGACACTAGATCTTCATAACTTTTTTAAGTTTTATGATGAGAAGAACGCCAATCATGTCGCGGCTGTTCAGTGGTTGGAAGATAAACTTCCAGAAAAATTCCTAGACGATGCAGAGACTGATTGGATTGGTATTTTCAGAACAAAACCACCAACTCCAGCGGTTCTTGATGTCCCATATTTCAATCAAGTAGATAACTATAGAGATGCACATAGAACTTGTAACAGTTCATCGTGCGCTATGTGCCTTGCATTCCTCAAACCAGGAAGCATCAAAGGTGATGATGAGTATGTTAAGAAAGTATTTGCGATTGGCGACACGACTGACCATGCGGTACAGACAAAAGTTCTCGCAGGTTATGGCATTAAGTCACACTTTAGTTACAATCTTTCTTTTGCTGACATTGATAAGAGTCTTGATGCTGGGAAACCTGTTGTTATTGGTATCCTTCATCGCGGTCCTTTATCTGCTCCTACTGGTGGGCACATGTGTGTAGTCATCGGTAAGACACCAGATGGTAAGGGATACTTTGTAAATGACCCATATGGTTCTCTAAATGATAACTATACTGGTCCAGTCACAAATGGTAAGAAGACCATTTACACCAAAGCAGTTCTCAAGCATCGCTGGTGCCCTGGTGGCAACGATGGTTGGGGTCGTATTTTTGACTGATTACTAAAGGAGAACAACAATGGCAAGAGTAGATTTACACAACTTCTTTCAATTCTATGATGAAAGAAATCCTAACCATGTGAAAGCAGTTCAATGGTTAGAAGATAATCTCCCCGTTGAATATCTTGGTGATAATGTAGAGTGGGCGGAGATTTTTAGAGGAAAAAAGACTAGTGCTGCACCAGCCCCTGCCGCTGCTGCAGCTCCTGTAACTGGTGATGATGTTCCACTGATGGGCATCAAGTTGATTAAAGAGTTTGAGGGGTGCCATCTGAAGGCATATCCTGACCCTCTGACTGGTGGACTTCCAATCACAATCGGTTGGGGTTCCACTCGTAAGAAGGATGGTTCGGCATTTAAACTTGGTGATACACTTACACAGGCAGAAGCAGATGCACTTCTGATTGAACAGTGTAAAAAGGAGTTTCTTCCCGCATTACGCAAAATCCCATATTGGAGTGAAATGTCAGATGGAAAAAGAGGAGCTTTGCTCAGCTTTGCTTATAATCTTGGTGCCGGTTTTTACGGTGGCGCTAACTTTAATACTATTACTAAACGCCTGAAGAATAAGGAGTGGGACCTAGTTCCCGATGCTTTATTCCTCTATCGCAATCCTGGTTCAAATGTAGAGGCAGGACTTGCTCGTAGAAGAAAGGCAGAAGGTGAAGCTTGGAAGAAAGGATAACTAAATAGTTTCAACCATTGAGTTGAAATTGCAACTCGGACCCACACCAAGGTGAGTTGTGTTTGGTAGTTCATAGGAATTCTCTACCACACCAACTCACCTTATTTTTATGTCTACCTACACGCAAAAGGCGCTGGCTGCAGCGTCTGCGCTTCTTCTTGGAGTGCCAACAGCAGCCTTTGCTGGGAATGTTACCCTGCAAGGAAATTGTGTCAAAATAGGAACTTCGGATAGAGGAACTATTGGTTCGCAAGGAAACACTGCACCAGGTATTCTCTACGATTCTACTTGCACAGCAACTTTCAATCCTGCATACGATTATCTGACACCAGGAACTCCTTTTGAGGGTTGGACAATTAAAGGATTGGATGCAACTGGAACAATCATCTTCAATCACTCCAACAATAACGCATCATACGGTCCAAGTAATCCTGTTACTGGAACCAATGTAGATTACTCTGGAGTATCATACAGAGGACTCACATATGATAATCGTGCTGTGTGGTCTGGATCTACATCAAACTTTACTATTGAACACGATGTAAGATTTAACGACAATCAACACTTCGTTGATATCAATACTCGTTTAGAGTTTTTGATTGCTGTTCCAACTCTTTACTTTGGAAGATTCACTGACCCAGACGCAAGAGCCGCTGCAGGAGATAGTTCCGCAACTCTTAATGTTAGAGGATATGCTGGTGGTATTCCAGCAACTAATGTAGTTCTATCAGAAGCACTCGCATCCAAGTATGCTCTAGGATTATTCACTGGACAAATTGGTGGAGTCAACTCTGGAGTAAGTGCTGCTTGGACAACTAACCCTGTTGATTATTACAATGGTGTAGATAATGGTGATGGAGACTACACCATCGGTCTTGGATTTATGTTCACTGGATTAAATGCTGGTGATATTGTTAATATTCAGTATGCTTATATCTTTGGCCCTTCTGCATTTGCTGCTGGTTCTGGTGCTGTTGCTGGTGGTGCTGGTGGTTCTACTCCAACATCCTTTACAGTTACTGATGTGGGTTCTGCTTCTGCTCCTACAACTCCTTCCACACCAACAGTCACAGGAACTACAACCACAAATACAGTTACAAGTTCTACTTCCACATCATCAACTTCTGCGACGACTTATGTAACCAGAACTGTTACAGATACTGATGCTGATGGAAATCCAAGAGTTAGAACTTATACTGATACAGTAGTCACCACAACCCCAGTTGATACTACAACCACAACCACAACACCAGTTACAACCACCACTTATTCTGACGGAACTTCAACCACAACTAACGGAACACCAGTTGTAACCACTTCTTCTGCAAATGGTTCTCCAACTTCTGTTGTAACTGCAACCGCACTTGATACAACCGCAGTCACAAGACCATCAGTTGCCCAGGCATCTGTTCAGTCTTCAAATCTTCCAGTTGTAAATATCACACTCACTGAACACGATGCTTCTGAAAACAAAGGAGTTCAGAGAATCGCAAGACATCATACGAAGACCACAACAACTCCGATGGTCAGAACCATCACTACAACACCAGTTACCACAACGACTGATGCTTCTGGAAACGAAACTGTAACCAACGGAACTCCTGTTGATACTTATGAACTCTGGAATGATGTTACAATTTCTCATACTTATGATTCTCTCTTTGGTCGTGTAGATCAACTAGAAGTTCTTGATGGAATCAATGATGGTATCAACGGACTTCTGAATCACGAACCAACTGCTGGTAAGCAAAGACTTAGAGTATTTGAGAACAATAGATTTGTTCAGTCATACAATGCTGATGGATATACTGCCGATTCCAAGATCTTCGGTGGTGGTTTTGAGTTTGATGCTACCAAAGGTTGGACTGTTGGGTTCCAGTATAATAGAGTTAACATAAATCTTAATGGTGTTGACTCAAGGACACAACAGACTAAAGACCACTTTGGTGTATTCAGTGAACTCAGAGGCAATACTCTGACTCTGAATACGAATGCAGCAATGGCAAATAGCAACTATAAGTACAACAGAAATGTAGAAGGTGTATTTAACAATGCTGGTGAAACAACCGGTTCTGAGTGGTGGGTTTCTAATCGTTTATACTGGCATCTTCATAAAGCAATAAAGCCATTTGTTGGTTATACAGTTCAGAATGTAAGAAGAAATGCTTACAATGAAAGTGGTTTTATTCAATCTGCTAGAAGTGTTGATGAGTTTAATCAAACTACACACGTTGGTGAAGCAGGTCTCAAACTGGAAACTCGTTTTGGTGGTAAGAAAAACAATCTTTTTGGTGTCAGTGTAGAAGGTGCTTATGGAACTGATAGTTCTTATGGTGTAAGTGCTTCAGTTGACTATAAAGAGATGTTATTTGTTGAAGGATCTCATGGTGTAAACAACGGAGTTACTAACAATTCTGTTGCAGCAAAAGTCAAGTTTAGGTTCTAAAAACCTAAATAAGAAGGACATCAATCACACGGACTGATGGGAAACACAAAGGAAAAAGCTATGGGACAGGTGATTCGTATTGCAATTTTGAGTTGGTCTGCTGCTCTTTTGACTGCATCATATGCTGGTATGCTCTCTAAGATGGATCCTACCTTCATTGCGACTGTCTTCACTGCCTCTGCTGCCACTTTTGGAATTAATACCATGAAGAAAGGTGGAGAAGATGATGAAAAGAAAGAAGAGCCAAAGAGAGAAGAAGTGGTGGTTGAAGCTCCACCAGAACCACCTGCTCCAGTAGCAGAAACTCCCGCTACAAGTCTTGAAGAAAGAGTTGAAGCACTAGAGGAAGGATTCGTTCAACCTCGCACAGGAGCCTGATGAGTAAATCTGCAAACAAAGGTAAGAAAGGTTCTGTTGGAAGTCAAAAGAACTCTAAGCAGAACCAAGGCAACGCTACTGCTAAAAAAGCGAAGAATGGTGGTAAGAAAAAGTGAACTATGAGGTATTATGCCACGCGAATGGAATACTCCAATTCGAGAACCTTGGAATCCTGTAATTAAAAAGTGCCTTGATGCTGTCGATGAACACATCAAGGCATATGTTAAAACGGGAGATGACTGGCACTTATCACAAGCTGAAATATTAAGAAAGTATGTAAAAGATTTGAAAGTTTGGATACACAAAAAAGAAGGATGGTGGGATGAATGAAAAAACTCCTTACAGTATTCGGTTTATCTTTAACTTTAGCATTTCCAGTAGGTGCTAGTTCTTTAGAAAAGAAACAACCAACAGTTCCAGCATACAGCCTTGCAGCGATGGGTTGTATGATACTCAGAGAATGTACAGAAGGGGTCGAACAACTTACACCAGACTCTTCACTTTTATCTGGTAAAGAGTTTGATAACTTTAGAACAGAAATCAAATCTATTCTGGTAGCACTGAATAAACTGAATGTTCCAGTTTATGTTGGTCCCAGTAGATACTTCACACCAAGAACAGTAGGACTTTATAAACCAGATTACAATCGTTTCTTTATCAATGAGGAACTCTTAAAGGACCCAAGAGAGTTTTTAGGAACAATGAGGCACGAAGGATGGCACGTTGTTCAGGACTGTATGGGTGGTGGAATCAAAACTTCTTTTATGGCACAAGTCCACCAGGACTCAGAGATTCCTGCTTGGGTAATGAAGATGACTAAACTATCTTATGAATCTATGGGTCAGAGTCGTGCTGTGCCTTGGGAAGCAGATGCAAATTGGGCAGAAGAACAGTCAGGTCAAACTGTGAAGCATTTAGAAATGTGCGCCAAAGGTCCACTATGGGAACAGGTAAGACCAACTCCTATGACGATGGAATGGCTAATTGGATGTGGATGGATGAAACCACAAGAAGGTTATAAAGAATATACACCAAACAAAAAATCAGATTATTGTGTAGAAGGTAAATATTAATGTCTGAGTTTCCGTGGGGAGTATTAATTATACTTAGCTGCGGACTTACTTTTGTCGCATATATCATTTACTACATATTAAGGTTAGCATTTGAGGAAATGAAAGATGAAGAACCTAGCAATCATTCTGTCAGCGACAAGTCTAGCGATTAGTGGAGCACTTTGTTACGGTGCTTATGTGACTTATCAGAAAGCACAGAAGATTCTGGACAATCCAGAAGAGTTTGTTGGTGCTGTTGTAGAGAAACAGGTCAATAAAGCATTTGAGAAACT